GTTGGTCATGTTTTTTCTCCTTAGCTAACTATACCAGTGTACCATCTTTTCAAAATAATGTACATCAAAAAGTGAAAAAAAATGCAGCCGAAGCTGCATTTTCTTATTGGTAATGATAGGCTCGACAGAGAGCCGCTGCTTTCTCAAGGTACTCTCGAGACTTGACAACGAATACCTGAGGTACCGGTTCCTCATCCACGGCAATGATGACAACCAGTTGAGTAGCCATCATACCAGTCATCTCCCATAGCATATACGAGTAGAGAGCCGTCTGGAGGAAGTAGGATTCAATCCACTGCTTCATCTTCTTCCTGGCAGATGTCTTGTAGTCAATGATCGCCATCTTGCCATCCCACAACGCAATCAGATCACATGAACCGGCAATCTTCAGTTCATCTGATACCAGCGTCAACTCACATCCTACAATGTCATCGACGTGCTCATCCAGGACCTTCTTGACCTGATTGAACAGTACTGCATTGAAAGGCATACTAACATCCACGTCGTCACAACGGACGTAGCTCTCACACATGTTGTGGATGTTAGTGCCTCTTGTCGATGCAAGCCGACTTGTGAAGTTGGCCTGTTCCTCACCGACCCGTGCCCGCCAGTCGTCTAGACCGGACTTGTCTAGCATCTTTCCGAGTACGGTGGTTACCGATGGGTATTTTCCGTTTGGTGTCACATAGTGACGTACTCCGTCGATCTCTTCACGAGGATAGTGATCGAACTCCTCCTGTAACCAGGAGAAATTTTTACGGTTGGAGACCGAGTTGTTGCCGCGCAATGATATATTCCTTCACTAGCTTCGATCGAACAATATCCTGTTCGAGGAAGTCAATATGTACAAAGTCATTCAGCCGATCGATAACACGCATGAAATTTTTCAGGCCGTTCTTCTCTTGGTCTTTCGTAAGATCTGACTGACGGAAGTCACCACAGAACAGTACTCTACAACCCTTACCAATACGTGTAATAACAGAATCCAGTTCATGGAATGTCATGTTGTTCATCTCATCAACGATGATGTAGCAATCATTCATTGTGACACCACGAATAAACGATGTCGAGATAAACTCAATGGCATTCTTCTGCTTCAGCACCTCGTATGCATCTGACCTGCTAAATAGCTCTGTACAGATTGAATAGTAAGGTGCCTCGTATACCTTCATCTTCTCATTTTGGTTACCCGGAAGGAACCCCATATCACGTGTTGGTACTACTGATCTTACTATATAAATCTTCTTTTGTACACCTCTTTTTTCCATCATCGCTTCAATTGTTTTATATAGTGCGATGTACGTCTTGCCGGTACCAGCCATACCATGCAACATCAGATGTTTTCCAGCATCGAATGCTTCAAATGCAATACGTTGATTCTCTGTGAGCGGGTTAACGTCTTTAAGCGTGAAGTTCTGACTTCTGAATGTTAGACCTTCTTGTTCATCACCATTCTGTCTGGCAATTCTCTTCTCTCTTTTTGTTAAACGCGGCTGGTTGTGTTCCACAAGTTATCCCTTGCTTTTATGTTTCGTGACGACGTCCCTAGTTTTAGATGCCTTGACACCTTTATCGCCGTGTGATTGACCCAATGGAGAGTGTGGGTTTGCCTTGGCGATTCTATTCAATACGTCACCAAACCCACTATCCGTCTTGACTCTGTCACCGGTGTTGCCGATAATCGAAATACTAAAGACCGGATTGATGGTGGGATTCTCAGCCAAATATGTCTTATAGGAATCATAAGACATCACATCCTCCCACTGCTCTCCGGTCTCAGTATCTACGAATTCATATAACGGCATCAATACTCTTCTTCAGTCAATTGAAATAATGCATTGACATTTTTAGACTTTAATGCCGCTCGCAGTCTTTTTTCTTTGATACGATCACGTTGATTATTTTGACCATAGTGTTCGTAATCATCACTGTACTTATTATTACGTTTAACCGACTTGCTCATTAGGGAATCAGTCCTGGGAATGCAAGGTTGACAACTTCGGCATCAATGCCTGTTACCTTCCTATCCTTGACAGCAATGAGTAGTTGTGCATCCTTAGGATACATCGTCTCAAGAAGTCCAATGAATAACATCTCACGCTTGACCTTGCCAAGCTCTGGGTTATTACCAAGAAGATACATTGAGAGAGTTCGAGCTTCATGATACAATCGACCTTCCTGATCAAGGTATGCAGTAGGCTTGTATGGAGGTGCACCCTCTGGTAGTTCCCACTTGACACCTGGATAGAATGCAAGTTCTAGGATATAACGAAGGGTATCGCTATTGTGATCACGCAGGTATTGTGCTTTCTCAACAGGTGTTGTAAGCTTTCCTGCGTTCTCGATGATTTGTGAAATAGCTAGTGTTGCCATATTAAAACTCATTGATGCTTTCGATTAGGTTCTTTAACTTCTTTTCAATGAAGTAGTTGAACAGGTTTTTACGATCCTTGCCTGCCTGTGCTTCATACTCAGAAAGGATATCCTCTTGGATATTCTGAGGAATGAATGTCAGGTCTACAAGCTGTTGGTTGCGACGGTATCCACGTAGCATACGCTCGTCGCAAAATTCTTCTGGTTTCTGATTGACCCATGTATCCACCTTCTTACTGGACACGGGCTTCTGCCGTTCACCTACAACCAGACAGTTGTCAGTCGACAGGAAATTAGGTATACCATCACCGATATCACCACGCATGATGTGTTCCTTGATGAACCGATCAGGATCGTTGGTGGTGCGGTACTTCTTCTGTACCGGATCGAACTGCGTGACGTTGTTGTAACGCTGCAGCTGGACGAAGTCCTTGTCACCGGAGAGTACCAGGATCTTCTCATTGGTATCACCGTGCTTCATAACGAGTGCACCGATGACATCGTCGGCTTCTGCACCGTTAACTTGAATGACACGATAGGGGAAGAATACCTTGAGTTCGTCGCGGATCTTATGGAGTGAATCGAAGATCTGAGTCCAGTTGAGTTCGGACTTTTCACGCGACTTCTTACGGTTGGCTTTGTAGTATGGAAAGATGTCACGCCGCCAGAAGTTACGGTCATCGCATGCGATGATCATCTCGCCGTACTCGTTTTTAAACTTCATGTTATATGAACGAATAGAGTTAAGGATCATATGGCGAAGAAGTTCTTCCTCGACTTCTGTATTTGTGTGGTTCCCAAGTTGCATCATCAAATTGGAAATCATTACTTGCGAAAGGTCAACAATAATAATAGTCATTCTCCTTCATTATAAAAACAGAGCATCCAACCGCTGGTGTTGTGTCTTGCAGCAATATTGTTGCTAGTTACTCTAAATCCACCGTGCCCATTAGTAGTCAAAGGCGGTATTTTTTGCCCAATATTTTTTCTCAATGTAGTAGATAGTATCTTATTTTCACGGCAAACATTATCAAGTTTACCAGTAACATCAATTTCCTCTCCAAGAGGATTTATTAATTTCCATTTTTTAGCATTTGGATTTTTTAATCCGGAGCATGCGCCATTAAGTTTTTTTGTTTTACTAATTTTATCAGACCAAGAAATAACGCGGCCTTTTAATTTTTCTGATATGATTTTGTTTCTTTGTTCAGTATATTTAGTATATCCACCAGAACCACCGGCCGCCTCATTTAAACCGATATATGGGCGCGGTCTAAGCTCAGTTTCTAATAAAAAACACTCAGACTCAGAACCCATGAAAATAATTTTCATATTATTTTTATATGAAAACGACATTTGTCTTATCGTTTGGCCAATGGTGTATTTTGATTTACTATGCGCTAACCATCTTCCTTTTGGATTATTAGTAACACCGACATAACTTTCATAATAAGGATACATATCGTCTAATGGTCCAATAACATAAACAAAGTATTGCAACTTGGTATCCTCCTACTATAATAGTTTATTTATATTATAGTTGATTTACACCAAATTAAAGAGCTTTCACTCTTCCTCCGTTTCAGTTGGCATAGAATAGGTATATTCTACGGTATCATCGTCATTGTAGCTAAATTCGAATAACGTATCAATCATCTTGTGGAATGGATGGTCAATATTGTAGTATTTATACAACAGAGACTTAGTAGCTTCCACAATCATCGAGACATCTTTGATGTACTCGTGTTGATCTGCATCAATACCGTTAGACATGAAGATGCTGATCAG